CAATCAGGTTGTATTGGGCAAGCTGTCATCGCGCCTCAGGCACGCCCCCAAGGACGAGATGGGCATACCCGGAATGAGGTTTGAGTTCTCGACGCCGACCGTGGATGACTACGGCATCGATGAGCGCTTCAAGAAGGGGCATCAGGCCTACTACATGGTGAAGTGCTCGAACTGTTCCACCTGGAGCGTGCCGGACTACTTCGAGGATTTTGTGATCCCCGGTTTTGACAAGCCGCTCATCGAGCTTGAACGCCGGGACCTGGAGAACGAACGGTATGATTTCCAGCGGTCGTGGCTGAAGTGCTCTTGCTGCGGCGCCAACCTGCAGCGGGACCTGGAGAACCCAGAACGGCGCCAGTGGGTGGCCAGGAAGCCGGACGTCTGGGAACACAGCTATCAGGTCTACCCATGGGACTTGCCCACCTACAACACGCCTTCGTCGATCATTCAGCAGTTCGGTGAGTACAAGCGAGAAGAGGATTACTACAACTTCGTGTTGGGGATCTCATTCTCCAGCCCAGACAACAGCTTCACGGTCAACGAGGAGCACAAGGTACGTGTGGGCGACGCAGAGCTGTGGATCTACGAGAAGTGCGTGGTCAAGAGTTCCACAGTGGGCGGCCTTGATGTTGGCAAAACCTGTCACCTGGTGGTGATGGCCAAGGCAGGTAATCAGAACTTTGTCGTATGGGCGGAAGCCATCCCGAACACAATCAGTCGGCCCGCCACGCCCGAGATACTGGCAAGATTCGACTTCTTCAAGATGCGCAAGATGGTTGTAGACGCCGGACCGGATATCACGCTGGTCAATCAGCTTGTGGGTGCCAAGCCCCTCGGCCAGATCAGCGCGTGCCAGTACGTGCGCTCGGTGCCGGGTCTGGATATCATCAGCGAGCACGACGATGGCCAGCTCATCAAGGCCGACCGGTCGAAGACGATGGGAGATACGATGAAGCAGCACAACGCCGGTTTCATCCACTACCCGAAGCAGGTGATCGACGACATCTTCCCGCACCTGAAGGCCATCAAAAAGATCCGCCGCCCGGACTCCAGCGGCGACACGGTAGAGACGTTCGAGGCCACCGGCGACGATCACTATGGCCATGCCCTCAACTACGCCAACATCGCATCCATCGCGCTGGATGAGTTTGCCAGCAACATGGGGGTGACAATGCCTCCCATGGTCGGCGCCTTCAGGATGAAGTAACACCCATCTATTTGTCCCTTTTAGATGTGGTATTGGGATCGCACCTGTGGGCTATTACGGGACAAATGTGGGTAAACTGTACGCTGACCCATCTATTTGTCCCCTTTCACCCATCTATTTGTCCCCTTTGCCCATCTATTTGTCCCTTTTCGGCCCATCTATTTGTCCCTTTTCGAGCAACGGGTGAACCGCTGAAACCCGCATGGTTGACGGCTTCGCCAGGGGTTAGGACAGAGCCCTAAAAACTAACCCTTAAAGAACTGCTAAAAACAGGGGTTTAAAAACTAGAGGGCTATTGATCGATTTTTGACCGGGTGCCATGATTTCTCACATGGAAGTCATCAGCGTACCGCCCACCCTCATCAAATACTCGGGCACCCCCAGGGTGTCGATGAGCAATGCTCTGGCAAGATCCGCCCAGGGACTCTCCCTACACGAAAAACGGCTATTGGCTCTTTGCATTTCAAAACTCGACAGCGGCCGCCACTGGACACCGGAGAAACTCACCGTCAGGGTGTCGATTAGCGAGTACCGGAAAGTGTTTGAGATACCTCACGACAAGAACGTCTACAGCGATCTCGCTACCGCTTGCTCTACGCTGGAAGAACGGTTGATCGTCTTCTATGACGATAAAGACAAAGACGTCGAGCATCATGTCAGGTGGGTAGGTAGAACCACTTATGCTAAATCAAAAGGCTGGATCGAGGTGGTGTTTTTCCATGAATTAGCCCCACATCTGTTCAAACTCAGGAAACAGTTCACCACCTACCACCTGAAACAGGCGACCGCACTGCGCACCGTTTACGCCTGGCGCCTCCTCGAGCTGCTGATGCAGTTCTCTTCTACCGGGGTGGTAAGGATCACCCTTGAGGCATTCTGGCACGCCATGGAGGCCCCAGACAGCTGCAGGAAGTCCTTTAAGGATCTCCGTCGCAGAATAATCGAACCAGCGGTGTCTGAGCTGAAAAACAGGGAGTCCCTCATCATCTCCTGGAGACCGAAGAAGACCGGCAGAAAGGTCACCAGCCTTGAGTTTTCCTTCGACTACGATCCGCAGAGAGTCCTAAACTTTTGAATCATACCTGACAAAGTTTGCTAGTAGCCTTTAACCGTGGAATAATAACTGCATAAACTTAAATGCGATTATGAGGTTTTGCGCTTAATGGCAGGCCCGCCGTCCACACCGGATTCAAAAGGAAGTCGATACACCCGCCAGGGTGCAGATGTCGTGCTCCCGAAAGGAAAGGTGGCAGGTAAAGCAAGAGCGCACCGCCCGGGCAGCGACCTTAGTCGTGGCGATACCATCCGTAACGAGAATGCCCAATACGTCAAAGAGTCGATCAAGGCGATACGCGATCGGACGGACGTCACTGAGGTCATCAAGCTCCTACTCCGTGAAGAAGGTCTCTTTTCCAGTGCGGGTAGTTCAATGGTCAGCATCGCAGGAAGCTCTGGTTTCCGCATCGCTGGCTATGACTCTACGGGGAATATGGACCTCGACGTGATGGCACTCGGCTACCTGCTGATGGATCGCCTCGATACGCTTCACGATTACTCTGCTGGCTATAACGATAAACCGGCGTCGAAGGGTCTGGTGAACACCCTGCTCTTGGACGTTGTGACGTCTGGCGGGTGCGGTGCGGAACTCGTACTACGAGATGATTTTACACCTGATCGCATGGTGCCTATCTCTTACTCGTCGATTGAGTGGCAGGCCGACGGCAAGGGTGGAAGATACCCCACCCAAGACAGTGGCGAGATAGAGCTCAACATCCCGACCGTATTCATGGCCGAGCACAACCGGCAGCCGAGCGATCCGTACGCTGCCTCCCCGCTACGTCCTGGCCTGAACAACACGATGTATTTCAGTGAGTTCCTCGAGGACACTCGCCGCGCTGTGAACCGCACAGGCCACAGCCGTATGACCGCCACCATAGACACAGAGAAACTCGCCAACTCCGCGCCTCAAAACGTCAAAAATGACGACGCAAAGATGCAGGAGTGGATGAAGGATCAGTACGAATCCGTGGTGTCCTCTATGGAAGAGTTGGAGCCGGAGGATGCCGTGGTCGCGTTTGACAGCGTGTCGTTTAACGTCCATGACACTGGTGGCAGCAAGTCGGACTACAGCACCATGCTAACGATGCTGGGCAACCTACAGGGTGCAGGTCTCAAAACACCGGCGTCAGTTACCGGCCTCCGGGCAAGCGGGGGCCAAGGGCTCTCCAACGCAGAGACGTTGGTCTACCTAAAAACCGTCGACTCCATCAGGACTCCGGTCGAGGAAACCATGTCACGGGCACTCACTTTAGCAGCCCGCTTACTCGGCGTTGATGGTTTCGTGAAATTCTCGTTTATGCCGATCAACCTCCGCCCGGAAGAAGAGCTGGAGGCCTACAAAGGCACCAAGCAGAAGCGCGTATTTGAGGCGCTATCGTTTGGTCTGATCAACGACGCCCAGGCGTGCTGGGAGCTGGCAGTGCGTCCTCAAGGCATGACGGCACCCCTGGCGGGCACTCGTTTCTACACCAAGAGCACGGGCACTGGAGAAGCCGACCGAGCGTCGTCTACAGGTGCCGCATTGAACCCAGATACCCCGTCCCAGTCGGGTGGAGATGATCAATGATCGGAGATTTATGGCTGGGCACCGAGGAAGCACTCGCCGCCCTAGTTGAAACCGAGCGCATGGCCAGCGCCAATTTTGTCAGCATGCTCGATCGACATAAAGCGCATGTAGACGCGTTCGACGCTGACGGCGAGCCACGCAAGGGTGCCTACCTGCTCACCGTCCAGGACAACACCGCCGTTATCAAGGTCTCCGGCAGCCTGACTAAGGGTTACCGCTGGTACCACGAATGGCTGGATGGTCAGGTTACCAGCTACGAAGCCATTGCAGACGCGCTGGAAATGGCGGTAGACGACCCGGACATCTCTCAGATCGTACTCAACATCCACTCAGGAGGCGGCGCGATAACAGGCTTGGACGCCCTCGGCCAGACAATCCGCCGCGCTGATGCTCGTAAGCCAGTCCGGGCGTACACCGAAACCGCCGCGTTCTCTGCCGCATACTGGATTGCATCCTCAGCGCGAGAAGTGATCGCGGGCAGCCGAATGGCCGAAGTCGGGTCTATTGGCACGCTGATGGTGCATACCAGCATCGCCAAGATGGCTGCTGAGGCAGGCGTCGAGTTCACGGTATTCCGGGCGGGCAAGTACAAGGCCCTCGGCCTGCCCTACGAGGAGCTGGACGACGACACCAAAGCCCATATCCAAGCTGACCTGGAGAAGGCCAATGGCTTTTTCCTGGAGCATGTATCTCTGCGTCGCAGCTTGATGATGTCAGAGAAAAATCGTTGGGCAGAGGGACGGACTTTCTTCGCCGGGGAAGCGCAAGACGTGGGTCTTCTCGACCGCGTCGCTTCACTGGACGAAATCTTAGGCGCCGCGGGCGCACATCAACCCAGGAGAGACCGCATGTTTATCTCGCAAGAGAAGCGTGCTCAGATCGCTGCCGGCGCCGACCCCAAGGAAGTGCTGACAGCGGAAGAGCTCAAGCAATACAACGCCGAACTAGAATCTAGCACCGAGCAAGAAGACCCCGAAGATCCTGCCGGTGCACAAGCTGAAGGTTCAAACGGCAAAGAAGAGGGAGATCAACCCTCTGATCCCGTAGCCAGCAATGCAACACTGTCTGACGACTACCGCCAGCTGTTGCGGGACAACGGACGCCTAGAAGCTCGCCTAGAAGCTGCCGAGGCTCGCGCTAACGACCTTCAGAGTCGTTTAGATGCCCAAGCGGCTCAGGTGGCCAGCTTAACCGAGATCGGCGGCTTGGCCGTGAAGAACCTTCAGGTAGCTCTCGGTAAGACCCAGTCCATCCCCACGTCTCCAGAAGGCTTGGTGAGCGAGTACAACGCCCTCCAAGGCGAGATGGCCAAGCGCTTCAAGGTCGGTCGCCAAAGCTCTGAAGACGTGACCGAGGAAGAACAGCAACAGAGTGTTCCTCTCGCTTTCCGCACACAACACAAAGGGTAAGTAATCATGGCAGATTTTCGTTTTAACCTGCTGACTCATTCGCCGGACGTCCTTCGCGTTATTAGTACCGCCCTGGGCGACACGCCGGATGATAAATTCCGCACCGATACGGACGTAGGCAAGGCCGTGAAAATGGGTGCCAAGTCTAACCACATCATTTGCGCTGCCAACGATGAGATCGAAGGCTTCATTGATACCGTGAAGGGTAACACCGTCAACGATGGTTACTCCTTTGGTGGCGTGCGCCGTGGCGGTCGCGTTGAAGCAATCGTAGGTCCATCTCAGGTGGCAGCCATCGTTCCTCTCGACTATGTGGTAGCCGACACTCAGGAGGCCGCCGGTGTGAAGGGTACCGCCAAGGTTAAGAAAGGCGCCCCGACCCGCCACCTGTGGCGCGTGATCAACGTTATCGGCGACGGTCTGCCAGGCTCGAAAGTCATCCTGGAACGCGACGAATAAACCACATTTACGTCTGAGCTTTTAAGTAGTTAAAAGGTTAAACACTTAATTGCTCAGGCTTAAAAATGCTTAAACGCATAACCATTTTTAAGAGTGAGAGATTATGGATTTTCCAATCACGTACATGGCCAAAGATCCCAAGACTGGCCGTAGCGCGGTAAAAACCAAAACCGTTGATGAGTCGATCTACCGCAAGGCTACCGAAAAGAACATGACCCTACGTCAGTTCATGCAGGTAGAACTGAGCGACTGCGACTACACCTACGGCCACCCGATGGACCAAGCCTTTGCCGGTTCTGGCCTATTCCAAGATCGTCAACTGGGTATGCCATCCCTGACGGCCAAGGATCTGCAGAACGGAACGGTGGCCGCTGGCCAACTCCGCAGCCCGGACGGCAACGACACCAGCCTGGGTGCGCGCCTGCTTTACCCGCAGCTGATCC